GCGTACAATCCTTAGGAGAAACCTATGCAAGTATTACACGATACTTCGGATAAAGAAAAAAAGCCGATGAAAATAGTTCCTGAAGGGAATACTGAAAAAATGGAAGAACTCAATACTGAAGAAGCTATTGAGACCATGGAAGCGATAGACCCAGAAGAAACTATAGACGCTGCTGATGAAAATCAAGAAGCGGTAGAGGAAGAAGTCGAAGAACCTCAAGAGGAAGCAGAAGAAGAAAAAGAAGCTGCACCGAAAAAAAAATCAAGACTTCAAAGAAGAATAGACGAACTGGTTAGAGAGCGTTCAGCAGAGCGAGAAGAAAAAGCAAGACTGGCTGCTCAAATTGCTAATCTAGAAAAAGAAGTACAAAGAAAAAATACTCTTAATACAGATTACAACACACTCCAGCAAGACTATTTTGAAAATCAGATTAAATCTGCAAATAAAACTTTAGAAGCTGCTAGAAGTGCTTATAGAAGTGCTAAAGAAACTGGCAATACGGATGAAGAAATAAAAATTGCAGAGGAGATAGCTGACGCAAAGTTTGAGTTGAAAGATTTGGAGCGACAAAAACATTTGTTTGATAGAAAGCAGAAAACAACTGCACAACAACCCGAACAAGTGCAACAACCCGCACCAACACAACAACCGCAACCACAACAGCAAGTTCAGCCTGACCCAAGAGCACTTCAGTGGGCACAAGTTAACACTTGGTTTGGACAGGATGCAGCTAAAACGGGAGCGGCATACGCAATCGATGCTCAGTTAAAAATGGAAGGGTATGACCCCTCATCAGAGGAATACTATTCCGAATTAGACAGGCAGTTAAGTGTGGCTTTTCCAGATATGAAGAAGAGCACAGCTAAACCCAAGCAAGTCGTAGCGAGTGTATCTCGTGCACCATCCTCACCTAATAACAAAGTATCTTTGAGTAATAGTCAAATGGCAATGGCTAGAAAATTAGGTGTGCCCTTAGAAGAATATGCCAAATTTGTTAGGAATGCAAATGACCAATAAAAATATATCGTCTGATGTGAAAAGTTCTAGAACACATCAGAAACGCAAAGTAACTTATACACCTCCTTCATATCTAGATGCTCCAAAGCCAAATGATGACGGCATTAAATATCGCTGGCTGCGAGTGAGTATGGGTGGGGAGGATGATGCCCGAAACATAGCCAAGAAAAAACGTGAAGGTTATGAGTTCGTTAGAAAAGAAGAACACCCCGATTTTGATGTCCCCGTACATGAGTCAGGAAAGTACGCTGGAGTGATTGGTTCTGGAGATTTAGTTCTCGCTAAGATACCAGTTGAAATGGCAGAGGCAAAGAATGAGTATTATCAAAAGAGAACTCAAAGCCAAACCGATGCTGTGGATGCTGATATTTTAAAGGAACAACATCCTTCGATGCCAGTAACACAACAGCGTAAAAGTTCTGTTTCCTTCGGTAAGAAGAAACAGGCAGACGACTAATATTTAGTATGGGGTTGTTTATTAACTTTAATTTATCATAGGAGATGAAAACATGGCAAATGTAGATGCTGCTTTCGGAGCAAGACCTGTCAGACATCTTACTGGTGGGCAAATTAGAACTAACGAATACAAAATAGCATCTGAGACATCATCAAATATTTTTACTGGTGATTTCGTAAAACTACTAGCAACAGGTTACATTGACGTAGCCGCAGCTGGTAACAGAATCTTAGGAGTATTCGCAGGTTGTCAATATACCGCCACAGATGGGGAAGTAAAATTCGCAAGATATTTCCCAACAGGTACAGCTACACAAGGTGGTGGCGATGTCACCGCTTACATTTATGACGACCCCAATATAGTTTATGCAATTCAATCAGCAGGTTCTGCTGACTTTGCAGACATTGGAAACTTAGCAGACCACGTTGCTGGTACAGGCGATACTAGCACAGGACAATCAAAGTTTGAGATTTCAGGTACAACTGGAACTGGAACTGCAGGAATGAGAATCCTTGGTCTATATGAAACACCAAAGAACGCTTTCGGTACAAACGGTATCCTTGAGGCTACAATTCATGAGCATGAATTGAACCAACACATTGATGCTGACGGTACTGTGGGTGTATAAGGTAAAGGAGAATAAAACATGGCTGTTATTTCAAGAAGTCAACTCGTAAAAGAGTTGGAACCAGGTCTCCACGCCTTATTTGGTTTGGAGTACAAGCGTTGGGAACGTGAACACGCAGAAATCTTTACTGAAGAAACATCAGATAGAGCATTCGAAGAAGAAACACTATTGACAGGATTTGGTGCTGCACCAACAAAGTCAGAGGGTTCTTCTGTAGAATTTGATACTGCTGCTGAACAGTGGACTGCAAGATATGTGCATGAAACAATTGCACTAGCTTTTGCAATCACTGAAGAAGCAGTAGAGGATAACCTCTATGATACTCTTTCAAAGAGATATACTGCAGCATTAGCACGTTCTATGGCTTACACAAAACAGGTGAAAGCTGCTAACGTACTAAACAATGCATTTAACTCTAGCTTTACAGGTGGAGATGGTAAAGAGCTTTGTGCTACTGACCACCCAACCCTAATGGCTGGAACACAATCTAACGAACCTTCAACTGCTGCTGATTTATCTGAATCATCACTAGAAAACGCAATTATTCAAATTGGCGGTTTCGCAGATGACAGAGACATCCCAGTAGCTGTACAGGCTCGTAAGTTAGTTATACCAAAAGACTTAGCATTCACTGCTCAAAGAATTTTGAAGAGTGATTTAAGAGTTGGTACAGCAGATAACGACACAAACGCATTAAGAACTATGGGTATGCTCCCAGAGGGTTATGTAGTAAACCACTACTTAACTGATACTGATGCGTTCTTTATCTTAACTGACTTAACAAACACAGGTCTAAAAATGTTCCAAAGAAGACCACTGAAGACTTCAATGGAGCCAGACTTTGAAACAGGAAATATGCGATTCAAAGCATCTGAAAGATATTCTTTCGGATTCTCTGACTGGAGATGTATCTTCGGCTCACCAGGAGCATAAAGTACGCAATAAGGGGGGTTATCCCCCCTTATCCTTATTAACAAGTTACATAGACTGCAACAGCAGACGATATAGAGACTATGTAACGAGGTCTATATAACCAAGGAGGTTTAAAATGGCTAATACAACTTTTTCAGGTCCAGTTCGCTCAGAGGGCGGATTTAATGTAGTCAATAAAAATGCTACATCTGGAGCAATCACAGAGACAGGTTTCTCTGTAAACTCAACTGGTCAACTAGTTTCTATGGGAACTAGAAAGATTCAATCTTTTGCTGGTACTCTAGCAGCTACAAACGCAGCGGCAACTGCTTACGCAGATAATGACTGCCTAGTAGAGTTAGGTACTCTTAATGTAGATGCACCAGATGGTTTAGTTACACCATCAAAGATTTTTATTCACAGAGCTTTGATTGGTATTACAACTGCTGCAGGACAAACACTTGCAGGTAACTTAGCACTTAGTTCTACTTCTGGAACAGCAACTAACGCAGCTGTATCGGGAACAGAAATTGTGGGTGCTGGTGTAACATCATTTAATGAACAGTTAAGTGCTACACAATCTATTACTGAGATAGATATCAACTTTAATAACAGTGCTGGTAATTATCACATTTTTGTTCCAAACGTAACTGCAGCGGTTGCAAACATACATCTGTATGCTAGAGCAACAACTACAGTCAACGCTGATATTACTGCAGGTAGATTTACAGTCGAGTTAGAATACTCAGTATATTAAAATGTACATTTATAAATACATAGCTTTGCTCCTCTTCATTGTGAGGAGCGAGGCTAAAATGATTTTAGGAGGTAGAAGATGGCAGATGCAGTAACATCCCAAACTATTGGAGATGAAGTTGGTGCAAAGAATATATTAGTAAAGTTAACTAACATTTCTGACGGCACAGGCGAAAGCACAGTTACTAAGGTTGACGTTTCTGCTCTTGCAAAAGATAGCAACGGTGAGTCTTGCTCAAGAGTGGCAGTGCAGGAAATCTATTATGATATATTTGGAATGCGTGTAGACCTATTGTGGAATGCAACATCTAATGTAGTTTGTAAAACACTAGGTGCTAATGGTGCTTTAACTTCACAAGGTTACATGGACTTTAGAGATTTTGGTGGTATTACAAACAACGCTGGGTCTGGTGTTAATGGAGATTTACTCCTAACAACAACAGGTCACACCAATGGAGACCACTACACAATTATTTTAAAATTAAGCAAAACATACTAGGATAAACAATGGCAACATCAGGAACCCGTACCTTTACATTAGCAGTAGACGAAATCGTAGAAGAAGCATTCTCCAGAATTGGAGGAGAACCTCAGACTGGTAAAGAAGCACAGCAAGGTAGAAGAGCCTTAAACCTTTTGTTGCAGGAGTGGCTGAACAGAAGCGTGCAGTTATGGACTGTTTCACCAGCCTCTCAGAGTTTAACAGCAAACACAGCTAGTTATACTTTAAATTCTTATACTGTTGACATAGAAGAAGCCGTTAT